GAACTGCTCGGGGTGAAAGGTCGGGGCTAACAAGCCTGCCCCGGGGTAGGTGGTGTCTCTCCCGCCTTGAGCGGGGAGGACACCTACCCCTTAGGGTAAGAAAATCCGGAATCTGGAATCTGGCGTAATGCACTGATTTTGTTGCGTTAATCCAGATTCCAGCCCAGATTCCGGAAACAGCCATCCGGAATCTGGAATTGCAGGTGCAACACATTGTTTTCGAAGGGAAAAAGCCAGATTCCAGATTCCATGCAGATTCCAGATTCCGCGTAATCTGGCCAGATTCCGGAAATTCCGCGCCAGATTCCAGATGGAAAACGGGGGTGATTTCAGCATTGAAAACCATCATTCAGCCTCCGTCGGATAGACCCAGATATCGGGGTTTTCGACAGGCAGAACCGCACCGGTCTGCGGGCATTTGTAGTGGCTGGGAAGGACGGGAACGGCCTGTTCCGTGACCTCTCCGGTCTGCGGATCGACGGTATCTGCACCCGTTTTCAGGGCCATGTCCTCGACACAAAGATACCCGTATTTGCTCCGGTCGGCGGCAAGTCCCAGACCCTTTACCGCGTCCTGACGGACGAATTTCAGATAGCCTTTCGTCGCCAGAACATTCAGCCGGTCCCGGATAACCGTCTTGCCGCCGAGGCCAGCCTTGTTTTCGAATGCCTCCGCAAACTGGGTCATCGTGAACATCTTTCCGCGCGCAGCCTGCTCGGCAATCATCTGGACGATCACATCCCCCTTGCGCACCCGCTCGGCGTCATGTTTTGCGCCTACGTCCTTGCGCACGAGGCGCTCGTTCATCGGGTTCAATTCGACCCATTGGCCCTTGACCTTGTCGATCAGCTTGGACGGCAAGGCCGGACCGTTGCGCAGCTCGATTTCCAGTTTTCGCTCGCTGGCTTCCTCGTCGGGGCGGTGCATGATGATGCCGGAGGTGTAGAAGCCGCGCAGGGAACTGGCACCGGACAGGGCCAGAAACGGGTCCTCCTTGACCTGGTGCTTGCCCAGCTTTTTGGTGTGGTGAACGAGGATCACGCCGCAATCGGGGTTCACGGCTTCGCGCAGAACCTCGACGCGGTCCCTCAGGAAAAACATCATCGCGCCGTTGTCATTTTCACCGCCGCCGTCGGGACCGCCGTCAAAGACGTTGCGGATCGGATCGATGCAGAGAATGTCGACGGGATCGTTCGGAAAAGCCTCCCTGACGGCCACGGCAGCCAAGGCGCTGCCTTGCTCGTCCAGCAGCAGTTTCAGCTTGGGTGTGGCCACGAAGGTGTCGCGGGCGGCGGCAATCACCTCGGCTGGCAGGGCAATCTGTTTCAGGCGTTCACGCAGATAATGGTACTGGATTTCCGCCTGCAGATAGAAGATGCGCAAGGGTCGTGGTGGGGTGAATCCAAGAAATGGCACCCCGGCGGCCATGTGCACCAGCCAGGAGATCAGGAAATCGCTTTTGCCGACCTTGGGCGCGCCACCTACCACCAACAGCCCGCCGGGGGTCAAAACCCGGGGTGCGATGATGTCCTCGGGCATCGGGGCGGTGTCATCCAGCAATTCGCCGAGGGTGAAGGCGGCCATTTCCGGCGGGGTTTTGGCACTGTTGGTGCGCAGCAGTGGAGGACCGTTCTTCTCCACATGCTTGGCCCAGAGCCGGTCGGCCTCGGCCTTCAGGCGGTCTTCAGGCCAACTCGGGCGCAGCATGGCGGCGTTGTAGCCGCAGATTGCCTCCCAGCCCTCGTCCGGTGACATACGACCCTCATGCACCATCCGGATGAAATGGCCGATGGCGGCAGAAGCGCCCTCGAACCGGGTCCACCCATCCGTGCCGCCTTCATGCACGGGATTAGTCAGGACCGAGCCGAGCGCAGGTTTGTCAGGCGTTTCGGGCGTCGGGGTCATGCCAACGCCGGGAATGGCCGGCATGCCACCGACCAGTTCCGCGAAATCATCGAGATCAACCTCGACGCCATTGTGTTCGCGGATCTGCACGAGGCGTTGAAACCCACCCTTGTGATAGACGCTGCCCGCCACCCGGATCGGCTGGTGGGCGGACCGGAAATGGGTGTCACCGCCAACCTTGATGGCAATCTCACCGCGCAATTGGCAGAGCCGCGCCAGATCCTCGCCTTCGGCCGGTTCGGTCAGTTTCCACCACACGTGCAGCTTGGTCGCCCCGTCCGGCGTGCGCCCGCCGCTCTCGATGATCAGCGTGGGCTGGCCCAGATACCGGACCAGGTGTTCCAACTTTGCCGGAATATCGCCCGCATCCAGATCGACGATGATGGCCTGCATTTGCAGAACGTCCGCCGATTTGGCCTGACCCGGCTCGGCTACAGTGCCCGGAATCACGTAGACCGCCGCACCCTCACGCGCCGCCCAATTGGCGAAGGTCGCGAGCTTTTCCGGCGCGGTATCATCCGCATCGATCCAGATATTATGCGGTTTCCCATTCTTGCCCTGACCCTTGTCGACAAAGCCGCGCACGGGGATCAGGCCCTCGCAGTAGCCAAACACCACATCGAGAAATGTTGAAATCTGCGCTGCGTCCGGCTCCACCCCGAACGGGTCATCGAGCGGGGCCGCATCGTTGAAGTCGTTCCACGGGTTGAAATGGATGATATTGTCGTCGCTCATGCCCAGGGCTCCGCCCGTTCGCGGCTGAAACGCTCCCCCGGAGCGTTTCCGGGACGCCACTCACCCCAGCAGCGGTCGGCATATGAGCAAAACCGGCATTCAAAGAAATCACGGGATTGGGCGATGCGGGGCAGCAGGTCGCCTGCATCGGTGGCCTGCAAGATACGCACGGCGCGGTCCGACATGCGCTGCGCCAAGGCGGCGTCGAACGGCACCAACTCGTGATAAAGTTCGGCCGTGTCCTTATTGATGGCCGTGAACAGCGCCGAAGCAGCTGAAATCCCCGGCACCACCGGTTCCATATAGGCCTGATAGATGGCGATCTGGGCGGCATAAACCGGCTTGGAGATGGCAACCCCGTCCTTGACGCAGGCACGCCAGTTTTTGGCGTTCATGGTTTTGCATTCCCAAAGCGCGGGCGTTCGCAGACCAAGGGCAGCAGGGGCACCCATGACGATCCCGTCCACATGTCCACGAATGCGCCCGCCCGCGACCGAGAAACCAAATTGACCACCATCGGTTTTTTGCGTGACGAGATCGATGCCGGCGGCGCGCAACCAGCGGATCGCCAGATCCTCGAGCCGGTGGCCGATCTCGAATATCCGCAGAACCTGGCCGCTGAAATCACCCCCGTCATCTTTCGGGGCCTGTGCAAACTCGAATTGCAGCGCCCGTTCACAGGGAACACCAAGGCGGGAGGCCCCGAGATAATCGCGTGGTGTCTCGGTATCGCGCTCGGCAATAAGGGCTGCATCGACAAGATCATTGATGCGCTCGCCCATGGAGGGGCGCGGATTATAGTCCAGTGTCAAAACGGAATCTCCTGCGATTGCGATTTTGCGATGTCGGCCATGGCCTCGCGGAACCCCTCGACGGCTTCCTCGATCAGGGCGCGAACTTGCTGCTCGGTGAGATTGGCCAATTCCGTCTGCCAGCCGATTTCCTCCATCAGCAGGGCGATACGCTGCAGGGTGGCGGTGATGGCGGCGCGTTCTTCTTCGGTGAGATCAACCATGGCCACAGACTCCCGTGCCCGTGCCGCCCAGAAACCCTGACAGGCCATCGAACAGAACCAGCAGGACGGGCGCGGCCGACTCGAGCGCACCGGATCGCGCCAGCCAAAACCACGGGTGGGTTGCCGGCAGACCGCACAGAGCTTGCCACGCGGATGACACAGACGTTGCCGGTCTGTTGTTGTCGGAAAACGGGTCATGTCTCATGCCGCCCTCCCGATTGCATCGCCGTTTCGAACGGTGCGACCACCGTTATCCGCCCCGAACACCAGCGAACGGATGGCGTTGCGGTTGAAGCGGAAGGACAGCAGCGCCGAGGCCTGATACCGGGTTAGCCCGAAATCCTGCCGGTATTCCGCAGGCAGATATTGCAGCTGCTTTTGCGTTGGCGGCTGGTTCAGCCAGCGCCGCGTCTTGTGGGCGCTCTCGTCGCTCT